GCTTGTCAGCGTTAAGTGTTATTCTTTTTTGTTTTTGCATATTTATATTTCCTTTCATAAAAATTGTTTTAGTGTATTGACAAATAAATGTCAAGGGATTATATAGGATATATTAATTTTATTATGGAGAACGAAATAAAATTAATGGGTTAGACCCTGTATCACACCGCGCTCCTTGCGCCGTCTTTACAGGGTGCTGGTCCCCATAGCTTATGTTTATTTCGTAGAAATAAACATAAGCTAGTAATCGTTGATTTTTTCGAGCGAGCGAAGCGAGCGAGAAAAAAAAGCGGCAAGCCGCAAGCTTCAAGCTGCAGTTTAGAATGATTCTAATTAACAACTAGGTGCGACACTATGGCACTTGACTAATGAAGGATTATCCTATATACTGGTATTTGTCTTTGAGGCGCAATACCGTCACCAGGCCGATGATGCAAGGGAGGCCCCGCGCTGCAACCTGAAGTAAGGGACGCGCTCTCAAAGACCAACAAACAGAAAGGATATATGAAAAAATTAAAAGAAGAATTTCAACCAGGTGGCAGCAAGCGTCACGTAATTTTAGAGAAAGCAGTTGCGTACCTGAAGGACCCAAGGTTCGGGCTCCAGGGAGATAAGCACAGCTTCCTGACTGAGCAGCTGGGGCTTTCGGAGTCGGAGTATTTAACCTGCCTGAATGATGCAGCTGGTGGAGACTACTGGCAATCGTAGAATGCAGTTTAGAATGATTCTAAGAATCATTCTAAACTAGAAAGAAGGGGCAAGCTTCAAGCTGCAAGCTCCAAGCCTGAAAAAAAGATTTGACATCCAGGATTATCCTGGTATAAGTAAAGTACAGCACCTATTGCAGGTGCAGCGCCGGATGGGAGGCAACTGAAACTAGATGAGGCCCGACGGAAGCATGTAAGCCGCCATTACGGTGAAGACTTACAAAACAAATGACTACGGCCACGAGACCATAGTTAACGGACCATGCACAATTGTTTACAGTCCTGACAAGCCGCTGAGCTGCGGTGCCAAAGTCTGGATCGAAACAGAGGCTGGCGTGACCGTGGTTGACTCGGTCGCTGTAACAAAAACGGAGGTCGCGTGAGTAGACGTCCAGGAGCACCAATGGCCCGGGTATACCTGGGCCATTGGAGATGGTTAGAAGCTCAGGGCTCAAGCTACAAGCACCAAGCCGCAAGCTGCAAGCGTCAGGCTGCAAGCTTGACAAGGGACCTGTACTGTGTTATAGGAGTTTATAGGAGAAAGAAATCATGAATACAAAAGAAGCATGGGCCCTGGTTGGAGGCCTGAGTAAACCGTCAAAGATGCCCGGCTGGTCAATAGGTATACCTGCCGCTGAATGTAAAACTGGCAAGAAGCTACAATTGATCCCGGACTCAGTTTGTTACAATTGTTACGCCCTGAAGGGCTGCTACGTGTTTAAAGTAGTACAAGAAGCTCAATACAAAAGACTCAAAGCCATCAAGCACCCGGACTGGGTCAAGGCAATGGCGCTATTAATTAATTCTAAAAAGGCTGACGTCTTCCGCTGGCATGACAGCGGCGACGTTCAGGATCTGGAACACCTACAAAAGATTTACGAGGTATGCAGGTTAACACCTACGAAGCGGCACTGGATGCCTACCCGGGAGGCGTGGATCAAGCAGCACCTGCATGATAAGCCAGCGAACCTAGTGATCAGGCTGTCATCACCGATGGTGGACCAGGGACCAGTAAGCAGCTGGCCTAACACGTCGACTGTGGTAACCAGCAACGCGAGCTGCCCGGCCCCTAAACAAAACAATGAATGCGGTACCTGCAGAAACTGCTGGAATCCTGAAATAAAAAATATATCATATG